GGGCAAAAAGCGGCGATAGAATGTGCAAAACTTCTTACGCCTTCGAAAGCCAAGATTGCGTCTCTACCTTTAAAAGACCCTAACGAAATGCTGTTAGCAGGTAAGCAAGACAAATTAGTTAAAGCTATGTGGGACGCTAAACCATATAGACCTGACGGTATTGTCTTAGGCTCAGAAATATTTGATGAGATAATGAAAGAAGATAATTATGTTACGGCACAATATCCTTTTAAATCTCTTAATGATAAAACTCATGGATTAAGAAAAGGTGAGTTAACAACTATCACAGCAGGTACAGGTGTAGGTAAATCATCTTTTTGTAGACACGTTGCGTTAGACCTATTGAAACAAGGTTTTGGTGTTGGCTACATTGCATTAGAAGAAAGTATTAAACGTAGTGCGTTAGGTATTATGGGTGTTCACCTAAAGAAACCTTTGCACTTAACAAGAGAAGGAATAAGTGAAACACAATTACAAGAAACTTTTAAATCTACTATTGGTAATGGGAACTTTTATTTATATAACCATTTTGGCAACACAGTCGCCGATAGCCTTCTTAACAAAATAAGATATTTAGCAAAGTCATGTGAAGTAGACTTNGTAGTATTAGACCATNTACACATGGCTCTATCAGCATTAGGTGATGANCATACTAATGATGAAAGAAAACTTATAGATTATTTTGTAAGTAAATTAAGAACACTGGTAGAAGAAACAGGTATAGGTGTTATTCTTATATCACATCTTCGTAGGTCAGAAGGTGATAAAGGTTTTGAAGACGGTAAAGAAGTTACCATGAACAGTCTTCGAGGTTCAGCATCTATAGGTCAGTTATCAGATTTAATCATAGGTATTAATAGAGATATTAAATCAGAAAAGAAATTAGCAAATCTTACAATTTTAAAAAACAGGTTTAGTGGTGAAACAGGTAAAGCCTGTACTTTATTATACGATTTAAACACAGGTTGTCTGTCAGAAACAACGCCTGACGTATTAGATGACTACTAAAAAAACTACAACAAAGCATAAACGAAACGCTTTGTTTTGGTCTGGCTTAATTGCTGATGCAGTTGCCAAATATAAGTCAACACACGTCCCCCAAACAATATCTGTTGGAAGTATTAAAACAGCTTTCATGTTGCAAGATACTTTAACAAGCATGGCATTGAGCGGTGATGATGCGGCGTGGAATATAGAAGTTAAATTAGAAACATTACATTAATTATGAAAAAACATTTACGAATATTATCACTTGGAGCAGGAGTACAAAGTTCAACACTAGCATTAATGATTGAAAAAGGGGACATACCAAATGTTGATGCCGCAATTTTTGCAGACGTAAAAGGAGAGCCTAAATCCGTAGAAACGTGGTTGGCTTATTTAGAAACTCAAATTACTAAATTTCCTATTTATAAAGTTACATGGAGAGATTTAAAACAAGACATATTAGATGCGGCTGAAGGCAAATACAAACCTTTTACAGCACCTTTTTTTACTAAAAATATTACTACAGGTAAAAAAGGAATGCTTCGTAGACAATGCACGAGTTCATACAAAATAAAACCTGTGGTTCAAAAAGTAAGAGAGTTGCTTGGGTTACAAAAAGGAGAAAAAAGAAAAAAAAGTACAACAGTAGAAATGTTAATGGGCATCTCAAGAGACGAAGTGGTTAGAATGAAAACCAATCCAATTAAATATATAACAAATGTTTATCCTTTAATTGATAAAAAAATGTCCAGAACTGATTGTTTAGAGTGGATTACTTATCATGGTTATCCTACTCCGCCACGTTCAGCTTGTACGTTTTGTCCTTTTCATTCAACAGCAGAATGGAGAGAAATTAAAAAGAACAAAGAAGAATGGGCTGAAGTTGTAGCCATAGATAAAGCAATTAGAAATCAAGAAAAATTTAAAGATAAAAATTTAGGAAAAGAAATTACTGAACAACTTTATCTACACCGAAGTTGTAAACCTATTGATGAAATAGATTTTAATGAACAAGACAAACAACAAGACCTTTTTTACGGCATGGAAAATGAGTGCGAGGGTTACTGTGGAAATTAGAGTAAATTATGAAACTACCGAAAATAAATAAAAAGATACTAGATGCACCATTTGTGCATTGTTATTGGAAAGATATAAATGCCTCTGCTGTTTGGACTTCATTAAAAGAAGCTAAAGCAAGTAAAGTTACTATCTGTATTACAGCAGGTTGGCTTTTAAGAGCAGACAAAGATGTGCATATAATTGCAGGTGATGTTAATTTTAATGATGATGGCACACTAGGTGACGTAGGTAACATAACTACTATGCCTTCAGTAAATGTATTAAAGATTAAGAAGGTATCAGTTTGAGATACGTTTTTGATATAGAGACCAATGGATTTTTACATTCTTGTGACAAAGTACATTGCATTGTTTTAAAAAATATAGACACAGGGGAAATACTTACACCTGATAATGAAACTGCTATTAAAAAATTAAAAGAAGCAGAGTTAATTATCGGACATAATATAATTAAATTTGATATTCCTGTATTGGAAAAATTATATTCCGCTACATTTACAGGCAAAATTTTTGACACACTTGTAGGTACTAGATTAATATTTTCTGACATCAAAGATAAAGATTTTTCAATAAAAGATTTTCCAAAAGATTGCATAGGTAAACACTCATTAAAAGCATGGGGCAATCGTATAGGTGAATACAAAGAACAGATAGAAACTGACTGGCAAACTTTTACACCTGAGATGCTTGAGTATTGTAAGCAAGATACAGAAGTTACTTATAAACTTTATAAAGTTATCGAAGAAAAAGGTTACTCCCAAGAAGCTATGGATTTAGAACATGAAGTAGCTTCACTTATATTTAAACAAGAAGAACATGGCTTTACATTTGATACTGAAAAAGCACAGGCTTTGTCTGTTAAATTAAAAGCAAGACTTGCTGAACTTTCAGAGGAATTGCAAGATGTATTCCAACCAATAGTTACTGAAAGATGGTCAACAAAAACAGGTAAGAAACTAAAAGATAGTGTTACCATATTTAATCCATCAAGCAGACACCATGTAGCTCAAAGATTAAAAGAGAAGTACGGTTGGGACGCTCAAGAATTTACAGCAGATGGTAAAGCAAAACTAGATGACAGTATATTATCTAAACTTCCATATCCTGAAGCAAAAATATTATGTGAACATTTTTTATTAAATAAAAGAATTGCACAAATAGCAAATGGTTCACAGGCTTGGTTAAAGCATGAACGTAATGGTAAGATACACGGCACTTGTAATACTAATTCATGTGTTACATCAAGAGCTAGTCATTCATACCCTAACTTAGGACAAGTTCCTAGTACATCAGCTCCGTTTGGTAAAGAGTGTAGAGAATTATTTACAGTACCAGAAGGTAAACGATTAGTAGGTGTAGACGTAAGCTCTTTAGAAGTGATGATGCTTTGTCATTACATGTCTAAGTTTGACAATGGAGCATATACAAAGGTTGCTCTTGAAGGTGACATACATACAGAGACACAAAAACTAGCAGGGCTAGACAGTAGAGATTTAGCAAAGCGTTTCTATTATTGTTTTTTATATGGTGGAAGTGTCAAAAAAATTGCTGAAGTAATAAACAAACCTTTTAAAGAAGCAGGAAAGATTAAGAAAAGATTTTTAAATAACCTACCTGCATTACATAAACTTATAGAAGGCGTACAGTCTGCGGCTGAACGAGGTTATCTAACAGGTTTAGACAAAAGACAAATCAAAGTTAGGAACAGCTACTCAGCACTCAATACACTTTTGCAATCAGCAGGGGCAATATTGTGCAAGAGATGGTTAGTAGAATTTAACAAAGAGATACAGAAATATAAGAACGCACAACAAGTTGTATGGGTACATGATGAAATACAAATTGAGTGTGAAGAAAAAGACGCTGATGAGATTGGTAGGATAGCAGTAGAATGTATTAAACGTGCAGGTGAACACTTCAATCTAAGAGTGCCGCTAACAGGCGAATATAAAATTTCAACTAATTGGAGTGGAACACATTGATAAATAAAAAATTTGATATTGACTTAAAATATGGTCAAGAGAGAGAAAAGAAATTAGCCTCAATTTTAGATAAAGATAAAACTAAAATAGAAGTTAAAACCGAAAGAGACTGGTGGTTTAAAACTGGTAACATTGCTGTTGAAGTAGAATGTAATGGTAAGCCTTCAGGTATTATGGCTACAACTGCAAACTATTGGGTACACATACTAGCTGATGGCGATAAGGATTATTGTAGATTAATATTTGATACAAGAACTGTAAAGAGATTAGCTAAAAAATATATCAAAACTTTAAAAGCAGGTGGTGATGGGTTTAGAAGCAGGTTTGTTCTTATACCTTTAGCCGAAATATTTTTACCAAAAAATTTAAGCAAATCTATGCAGGAGAGGATAGTTAAAAATGTATAAAAAGAAAAAAGTATTGTTAATTGATGGTGATATACTTGCGTATCAAATTGCCACAAATAATGAAGTAGAGACTAATTGGGGTGATGGACTATGGACATTACATTCAGATGAGAATAGTTGTAAACAACAGTTTGATGCAGTCGTTGATGACTTAGGTTCTAACTTATCAGCAGATGATTATATTGTTGCGTTAACAGATAAGAATAATTTTAGAAAAGATATTCTTCCAACATATAAATCTAACCGAAACACCAAACGTAAACCAATAGTATTAAACGCTATGCGTGAACACATTATGGAAAAACATAATGGTGTAATATGGAAAAATTTAGAAGCTGATGATGTCATGGGTATTATGGCAACAGAGCCTACACAAGAAGACAGGGTAATAGTTAGTATTGATAAAGACATGCGTACTATTCCTTGTACGTTATCTAATGATGGCATGACTACTGAACAAATACCTCAAAGATTAGCTGATTATCATTTTATGATACAAGTTTTAACTGGAGATAAAGTTGATGGGTATGATGGGATTGATGGTGTTGGAATTAAAACAGCAGAGAAACTAATTAAGAAGTACACTAATGTTCCACTTTTAGACCTATGGAAAATTGTTAAAGGAATTTACAAAGACAAAGGCTACACAGAACAAGAAGCTCTACAACAAGCTAGAGTTGCACACATTCTTAGACATGGAGAATACAATAAAAAAACAGGGAAGGTTAAACTATGGCAGATATGATACAAAATCCTCCGCACTATGCAAACAATGAGATTGAACCTATTGATTATATCATAGCAAATAAACTCACATATTGTGAAGGCAATGTTGTTAAGTACATTACAAGGTGGAGAGGTAAAGGCGGTATAGAAGATTTAAAAAAAGCCAAACAGTACATTGACTTTATTATAGAAAAAGAAGGCGTACCTAAAATCACAGAAAGTAAAGATGCTTGAGCATAAGCATATTATTATTCGTGCTACAGTTAACAAACCTCCTAAAGATGTAAACTTAATTAAAACATGGGTAAGAAATTTAGTTGAAAAATTAAATATGAAACCACTAGGAGATACGGTAGCCGTGTATGTAGACAAAGAAGGTAATAGAGGTCTTACTTGTTTACAAGCTATTGATACATCACACATAGCATTCCATTCATGGGACGAAGACAATCCTGCTATTGTTCAATTAGATGTCTACACCTGTGGACGTTTAAATAAACAAACAGTGTTTGATGCGTTGGAAACATTTGAACCAATAGAAATTAATTATTTAACATTAGATAGAGAAAGATACTTAGAGATAAAACATTTATGATTGATTACGACAGAGATAATTTACTTACTGATTTTGGTAAGACTACATTAAAAGATAGATATTTATTACCAGAAGAAACATCACCGCAAGATGGTTTTATGAGAGCGGCTAAAGCGTTTTCAGATAATGATGAAATGGCTGAACGTATTTATAATTATGCTTCTAAACTTTGGTTTATGTACTCAACACCTATTTTATCTAATGGTGGAAGTACAAGAGGTATGCCTATTTCTTGTTTTTTAAATTATGTTGGTGATAGTAGAGAAGGATTAACAGGACACTACACAGAGAATGCTTGGTTAGCTTCTATTGGTGGAGGTATCGGTGGTTACTGGGGTCATGTAAGAAGTGATGGTGTTAGTAC